CGTCTGAAGAAATTTTTATCAACTCATCCTGAAGCTGCGGTCTACACACCATCCGGTGCGAAGTGGGGCTCTGCTGAAGACCTCGAGACAGCTAAGTGGATTTCCTCCAGGGTGAAGCTGATTAACCCAACCTGCAAAGCCCCGGACATGACCTCCTGGTCTAACACTGTTCGCCTGATGCGCCAGATAGACGACCGGTCGCACCAGGACATCTGCGCGCTGTATGACTGGGCTAGCAAACACCACTTCTGGCAGACCAACATCCTGAGTCCCGAAAGCCTGCGTAAGCAGTGGGACAAGCTGACAATGCAGCGTAACGCCGGAGGTGAGCAGCGCGCTGTCAAGCCAGATCTGGACTTCAACAACACTGACTGGGCCTATGGGGTGATCCGATGAAATCTCTTGCAGAGCAGATGCGTAA